GCACCCAAGGTGATGAAGCTGTTGAACGTCGGATCGGACTCGCTGATGGCTGAGCCTTCAGCGGTGATTGCCGCCGTTGACCAACCAGCCTGCGATGGGATCTGGAGGTTCTCGCCACCGGCAGTGCGCAGCACTGTGGAGGTGTCAAGCATTGGGCCGACAAGGCGAGCCTGCGCAATGACCTGGTCGTAGAACGACGTTGGTACTGGTGCGCCGGTGGATGCCTTGGTGACGTCACGCTGCTCGAAGGTGAACGAACGGGTCTCGCCACGAGCCATCGAACGGAGCACGTCTGCATCGGTTGACACAGCCTTGGCCGTTGGACGTACTTGGCCGGAGATTTCACGGGTTGCCGCTTCAATCTTGGCCTCACGCTCCGCATCAGCCTTGAGGGCTTCGATGCGGGCTGCACGCTCGCTGAGTTCGTCGTTCATCTTCTTGTACGACGCTTCTTCTTCGGAGGTCAGGTCACGCTTCTCGGCAGCAGCCGTGTCGAGAAGAGCTTTCGCTGCTTCCCAAGTGCGCTGACGCTGTTCGACCTGACGGTCAATATATTCCTTCATTTGAGTGAATGTCCTTTCTTGGACGGTTTTGGGGTACGCAAGGATTTGGTATCGCACCCAGCGAGGCTCCTCAACTGGCAGTAGCAGCGGCTCCGCACATCAACTGTGCGAAGAATCCTAGGCGATGCTCTTCAGCAAATCAAGTTGCTTCTGCAACACACCGATTCGAGATGGTGCAGCTTCGGGTTGTTTGCGCAACTTGGCAACAACATCACTCAACAAACCTGCCTGATCGTCATCCAACTCCGAGCCAGATTCCAGCATCGTGATTGCAACAGCCAGTTTGTCTGCGTCAACTTGTGCACGCTGAGCCAACGTGTCAACGCTGCGCACACTGGCAGAGGTGGCTGCGTATGCCGGGAAACCAGTCACCACAGAAACCTCATACAATTTCACTTCCTTCAGTTCACGCACATTGCCGTCGTCCGACCATTTGTCGCCACGAGCAGGCACAGAGAAACCGAACGACATTGAGTCCACATCGCCACGCTTGATGAGCGTTGACAAGTCACGCCCAACTGTGGTGTCTGGCAAATCGGCATCAACTTTCAGACCACGCTCATCTTCTTCAAGACGCAACGTCTTGGCACGAGTTGTTGCCAACAGCATTGACGAGTCGTGGTTGAGGTACATGCGCACATTGTTTCGTGAACGCAACGACTTCCTGAATGCGCCAGGCAAAATGCGTTCCGTGAACGGCAACGGTTCTGAGTCAGAGTTGAAGACTGCGGCATATCCACTGAATGCCATGCCGTCACCGGCTGGACCTTCACGCAACTCAAACTGGTTGACAGTAAGGCGGCGGGTCTCAATCTTCTCAGTCATGGCAACCAATGCTAGTAGGGGACTGATGCTACTTGTCCAAGAGTAGGCGAGACAAACGAGTCAAGGTCTTGAAGTAGCCGAGGCGGCCTTCTTCTTCTCGGACACGTTCTGCTTGACGCTCGAACCATTGCATCGCAGGACTCGGATCTAGTGGGTTGATTCCCCACAGGTAGAACGCCACCGCACCAGCACCGGGGAACATGTCGTTGTTGGCATCGGAGTTTTGTGGGGCTTCCAAGTCGACGAGATGTCGAGCACCCCAGGCGTTTGCCCTGATGACTTTGTCTTCGGTGATTCTGCCTGCGGCCATGTCACGAGCTTCACGGATGGTGCGAGCCACAAGCCCGTCACCGCCGAGGCCTTGACCGTAGTAGTCCAAACCTTTTCTGGCTGCCGCCCGCACATATTCGGGGACATCGAAGGAGAGTTGGCGGTAGATGTTGATGCCTGGGTCGTAGTAGTAGGGGTCTTCTGAACTGACGTTGCCGGTCTGAACGGTTTGTCCAGGGTTGTCGTTTGGCAGTCCGGTGACGGGTTCCCATGCGTTGCAGTAGTACGACGGTGCCACCAATGCTTCCCATCGGAGGCAATAGAAATCTTTGTAGTAGCCGCAGTTGCCGCAGTTGTGGTTGGCTGGCACGTCGGCTGTGACGGCAGGACGATAGTTGTTGGGTAGTTCCCGATCCTCCATGTCGTCCTCATCTTCGTCCTCTGGCTCATCCTCTGGCTCTTCCAATTCCCCGATCCGAGTGAGGGTAGAGAACTTGTGGCCGACGATGACATCGGTGTCTTCCCAGCCACCTTCAACTTGTTGATATATCTGGATTAGGGCCACCGGGTCATCTTCTGAGGCTTCCAACTCGAAGTCGGTACCTGGCACCCGCACCGTACCCGAACGGAAGATTTCCTGAATCTCGCCACGAGCACGACCACCCGAACTATTCCACGAAACATAGTCACCAACCTGCAACTCATCAGGACGAGCACGCTCGCCACCCGGCTCCATCTCCTCAGCAATAGACACCGCAACCATCTGGTCAATAGCCGCCTGCTTCGTAGTATGGCAACCAATCACCTCACCGTCATCTTTCTCAACTGCCCAACCTGAACAGTTGGCATTGGAATCAGAAATGAAGTACGGCATTACGGCGTGATATGCAACCAAGTGACAGTATGACCAGATTTTGTTGCGATTGCGTAGATGACGGTGTCAGCATAAATCGTCAACTCCACATCACCACTCTTAGGAATGCCATGACCATTTGACGTCGTAACAGCAGAACCGCCGACATACACCGTGTCCGTGTTGTCTTGATTCACAACGTGAATCACACCAGGCTGCGCTCGTGACGGATTGAGAACAGTCGCCACAGTTCCAACAGTTACTTGACCTTGATACACAGCCATGATTTACCTCAGAGCATCAACACTACTTGCAAGTCATCCTCTTCAGCAGAGAACGCAATCACACCAACAGCCGACGCCTGACAACCCACCACAATCGGCGCCACATACCCCTCAACAACTCGCACAGGTTCCACAACCATCTCAACAACATCAACAACAGACTCAACCTTCTTGCGAGGCCGTTGACGTCGATACGGATACGGCTGACCGCCACCCTCCGACACAGGCTCAGGCTGAGGCTGAGGCGTCACCGTCCCAACAGCAACACCAACCAAACCACCCAACCCAGCAGACGCAGAACCAATCTCCGACGCAACACCAACCGCCGACGCATCAACACCACCCAACAAACCCTCACCAGAACCCACCACCGTCAACACACCAGAAGCACTCGACGACACACCACCCAACCCGCTCGACGCTGACGCCACCACCGTCACCACACCCGACGCCGAAGCCGTCAACCCGCCAAGATCAGAAGAAGCATCACCGAAATCCTCAATCGTCACATCACTCACATCGGCGAACAGTTCACCGAGTTCGGCTGATGCCACACCGGTGACAACTGGTGTCACCGTCCCGGTGGCTGTGGCTGCTATTGCACCGAGGGTTGCTGATGCTGTGGCGGTGGTGGTGAAGTTGGCGCCGTCTAGTTTGCCGTCACCGTCAAGCGTTGATGTGTCAAGGACGAACGCTGGGGATGGGCCGCCGAGACCGACGTTCTCGTCGTTGAGTTGCGACTGGTCAAGGTAGAACCGTGTGACCACGGGTGCCTACTTAGGAGGCGAGCGTCAACGAGACGTTCAGTGAACCTGACGAGATGGTGAAGGTGTCGCCTGCCGTGTAGGCGTTTGCGGTGATCGTTCCTGAGAACAGGAAGTTTCCGGCTGAGACGTTGTCCCATGCGGTGAAGTGGGTGGCGTCTTGCGAGCCGGCGATGTTCGTCCAGGTGAGTGCGCTGTCAGATGCGAGCGCACCCGATGACGCTGCCGAGAACGACGCTTCTTTGCGGGTCGTTTCCGTTGCCGCATTTGCTGTGCCGTTTGCGCCAGGGTCACCGACATGAAGTTTTACATACACGGCGGCCACAGCGAAAGTGTCATTGTTGCCCAATGCATCAAGCCACTGGTCTGCCAGATAGGAGCTGATTCCTGTTGCCATTACTGTTCAGGCCTTTCCGTGATGTGGAGGATTCGACCTTCTGCATCACGCTCAACTGTGCGAACAACGGTGCGCTGCTCCGGCACATTGACATTGACAACAGTTTCAGGAATGTTCACAACTGGTGCATCCACTCGAACAGATGGTGGTGCGACATGGATGACTTGTTCTGGCATGTTCAAGTTCAACTCTCGTGTCCCGGTGTCATAGACCGTTGCTGGGGCAATCGGGTTGATAGCGGCCACCGGCTGCAATGCAGCAGTCGGAACACCCGTGTGTTCAATGTCTGGCATGTCAAGAGCTTTCAACACGGCAGCAGGTTGGAAACCTGATGCGATGAGACGTTGTGCGATAGCCGATTTGCGATCCAAGTCGGCAAGGTTCGCAGCAGTGATGTCAATGTTCGTCAACGGGACTCGATACACATCGCCACCCTCAATCGGGGTCATGTCCTCAAATCGGCGCACATCATTCACCGACATGTAGCCGTTATTCAAGCCCGACTGGTAGGAGGCGTTGCGTGCTGCGATGTCGCCACGCAGAAGACCTGCGGTGGAGAATCGGATGAACGCACGACCAGCCAACAACACGCTGTATTCGGATTCAACCTTCGCCAAAATTGGGGTCAACGAATGAACCAAGAACGACAAGTTGTTCGCCTCAACCGACGCATACGACATCGCACCTGGTGTCGTGACACCAATCATCGACGGTGGGACACGGAAGATTCTGGCAATCTCCTCAACAGCGAACTGTCGAGACTCAATGAACTGCGACTCGTTCGGTGGCACACCAGTCTTCTCAAACGTGGCACCACCAAACAAGATGCCGGGACGATGCGCACGACGCAACCCCTTGTGCCCATCCTCAAACGCATCCACAAGATTCTTGGCCTGCTCACGAGACAAGTTCCCAGGGAACTGAATGATGCCAGAAGTGTTCGACCCCTGACCAAAGAAACGGGAAGCAAACTCTTCCAACGCTCGTGCCAAACCAAGATTCTCTTTCATCAAGTCAATGCGTGATTTTCCACGCAACTCACCCGGCAAAGTCAAGTCACGGATATGAATCATGTCCACATCCTCAATGCGGTCACGAGCCTCATAGACGTA